GCCACTCCTGCAGCATTCAATCCACCTTTAGGATTTTTTCCTTCCTTTCTTTGCCAAGCAGCAGATGCCTCAATCATAAATTTAGAAAATGGTTTTGGAGTATATGAGTTTGTAACTGGAACACAGTTTGGAACCATTTTTTTACCCTTTTTCTTCATACCTTTTGCTATATATCCGTCCCAACATGCTTCATCTACATTCGTTTCATCACTATCAAGGTAATCTGCGGCAGTATCGATATAATCTGTTGCCTTTGTTATTTTTGATTGAACCCAGGCAGGGAGTTGTTGATTTCCTTTTTTTATATTTTTTCTCAATAAAGAAACTGCCTTCATAATGGTGTCAAATTCACTTCTTGCCATATATCCTTCATCGTCCTTTTCCTTACCACTTTGAATCTCTTTGTGATCCTCTTTTATCTGTTTGTATTCTTTGGACTCATTAGCAGGATGAACTTGAGCAATACTAAACTTCATTTGATTTGAGGAAAGACTAGAAGGTGTTGAAAACATATCCCAATATTTTGGACCATATTTACATTCATCTCGGGTTTCATCTTTTTCACATTTAGCACAGTACCGAACCATTGCAATTGTTTTTGAAAGATAATCTTTCGAAGTTAAATCAATCGACTCTGATTTATTTCCCCAATTAGCAGCACCAACCTTACGGCATTTTACAAGTGCCCCAGATGCATAGGCTGAAGGCCAAACATCATATCTTGACTTTACTTTTGTGTAACAGGCATCTTTTTTTCCACTACCCTTACCCTTTTTATCTGTTTCTTCGTTCATTTTTGGTTTATCCGTGGAAACATAAGTTGGTTTTGCTGCACCATATTTTTTTGGTTGATATGGGTCAGCAATACTTTTTCTTCTCTGTGCAGATATTCTTTCTGCTTTAGTCATACTTGCCCTTTTATCGGACGAAACACATTTTGGAGTTTCATCTTCATCATCATCTTCTTCACGAGCACANGGTTCTCCAGAAATAACTTCAACCCAACCAGGTTTTCCATCAACTGATTTTGATCCCTTAAACCATTTATGAAGAGAACCCATTTATAAAATATGTTTTATTCTTTATTATTTAGAAAACCTTGTTTGAGTATTTTTGATAATTCAGAGGTTGAACCAACAAACACGGCATTATTCGTAACATTATTGGAAATCTTAGTATTATTTTCCTGAACATCTTTAATTTTTTTCTGTAAATCAATCAGTTTATCAGTTGTGTCTGCAACACTTTTAATTAATTGTCCAGCAACCTCATAGGCTCTTGGACTACCTCCTTCACTTGCAAGATCCATAATTCCATTAATTGCCTCTTGACCCTTTTCAATAAGTGAATATAAATTTGCTCTCGTATATTCATAATCTTTTTTTATATCATCAGGTTGAGAAGGAACAATATCAATTGATGTAACATCTTTTTCAACCTCTACAATACTACTTTCGATATTTAATGCACTATCTAAATCTTCATAATTAGTTTTCATCTTATATTAAATATCCTGTTGTTGAGTCGGACTATAGGTTTTACTATCAGAAAAAATTTCCAATGTTTCATTAAATCCAAAATCATCATCAGGATCTGCATCATATGGATCTGGAGTTACTGTATATCTCATTTCTCGTTTCGCAATTGATGTATCTGTTCCTGTATAAAAATCGACCTGAACCTTTCTGATAAGACCATCGGTGCTGTCTGCAATAGGACCGAATAGATATGTTTTTGCTGTGAAAGTAAGAGTATAAATTAGTGCTCTTCTTGTTGAGAAATCTCCCTCATAATCATCCTGAAATGAAATATTTTCTAAAATCATTGGAATATCTCTTTTTTCTCCAATAGATTCAACTAAATCAACAGTTACATTAAATGCTGGTTGAAAATAAGGTAAAATTTGTTCTATAATTTGTAGTGCATCATCATTTAATTTACATAAAATATTAAGTTCAAATCCAATATTATATGGGACAGGCATAAAAACTTTCTTAATATTATTCCCATCATCACAAGTCTTAAAAGTTTGAACTATGCTTGATTTTCGAGTTGGATCATATAAAATAGACTTCATCTCAAATGACATTCTCGGTAATGAAATTTGAGTTGCCTTATTCAATTCTGGTTGTTGTTGAATTCTTGCTAAAAACTTTTGTTTTGGACCATATGAAATTGGAACTCTAATTTCACCAATATTATTTTCATTTTTGTCAGAATGACGAATATGAATTTGATTGAATAAAGTTCCAAAAGAAATAATAGTCTTTCTTATGATCTCGTGATAATAGTAATTTCCTAACATCAGTAATTTCCAAATGGATTTGATTCTGAAAAATCTAAAATGATATCTGCTTCCTCCTCAATCTCATCATTTTGATTATATTTATTATATGTATCGTTTTTATCAAAGGTTTCGACTGTATATAGTGCTCCAGATTCTGTTCCTGTAATTGTTTCTCCTGGAAAAAATCCAAGTTGTGTGACACCAATTCCAACATTCGAAATCTTAAGAATATTTCCATCCTTGTCCCAATTCTTAACTCTGGCTCTTGTTTTTGATCTAGATCCAATTACAATTTCATTAAACAAATATGTTCCAAATCCGGTGATTGTTTCTGGANTGGCAATCGTAACAGTTGGAGTTGTGGTATATCCAAATCCGGGATTAGAAACATAAATCGANTTTACAGAAGGACTTACATTTGAACCAACATATCCAATTGATGCAATACCAACCGCAGTTTGACCGACCCCACTGATTATAAGTTCTCCTGGAGCAGAGACCGTAACAATTGGTGCTGTTCCGTATCCAATTCCACCATCTGTAATTGTAAATCTAACCACACCTTTGTATGTGGTTTCAATCGAACAAGTTGCAGCAGCACCAACTCCACCACCACCAGAAATGGTTATGATTGGAGGACTTACATATCCTGCACCAGCATTTGTCAAATATATTCTTTCAACAGAACGAATACCTCCCCTAACTGTCGTAATTGCCACTGCTGTTGCTCTATCACCACTTCCTGTTGGAGAACTACTTATGGCAACAACAGGAGTTGATGTATAACCACTACCATCATTGTTTATAAAAATTTCCTTTACATATCCTGAAGGTACAGAACCTAAAATTGATGATACCGCTGATGCGGTTACACCAGTACCAATTAAATTTAATGTTGTAATATATCCTTCTTCTTTGACTTGTGTATCAATTTCTTCAATAGATGTAGAAATAATTTCATCCTCGTATTCAAACAATTCACACTTTAATTCATAAATATAATTTCTTCCCAACTGATAAAATGGATTTTCGTGCTCTACAAATTTAACCTCAAAAAGTCTTTCTCCCAATGGAAAATATACTAAATCTCCTTCTCTTGGCCTAGTTGAAAGTATAATATCACTTTCTTCTGTTCCATCATCTAATACTTCTAAAAATGGTGAAATAAAATCTTCAAATCTTTCTTTAGAAATTGTAACTAATAATTCATCCTTTAGACTTACTCCAAATTTTGTAAGAATATCGCCCTGACCACTATATCCATCATAATTATTCAGATATGCCTCAATTGCAAAATTATCATCAAACCTTGAGGAAGTGACTTCTTCAATGATTGTTTTTTTATTTACAAACTTTCTTGGGATATAAACAACTTCGACACCATACATTCTCAATTGTTCATTTATAAGATCTTGAACTAATCTTTGTTCAGATGAAGTTCCGTGTAAAAAGAAAGGATTGAGTGCCATTATCCAATAAAATCATATGGAGGAAGTTCATAGTCCATTGCCATTCTTTTTTGAATTTCGTCAAGTTCTCTTTGAGCATCCTCATAGAGTTCTCGACCATTTAATTCAATTCCTCCTGGAAGTTTAACTCCTCTGAATTTAATCAAATTCTGCCCCCACTGTCTTTTGATAATTGCCGTTAAATATCTCTTAAGAAAACTGTCATTATAAATCTGTGAAAATGATTCTGGATCAAGTGCCCTATAACAGTCTAAAACTATAAAATTTCCAACAGATTGTGCTCCCCAATCAATATCCAAATATAATCTATCTTGTCTTTTATTAAATCTAATTTGTTTATCTGTTGTGAGTAAGAAATCAATATCTTCCAAATAACTCTTAACCATTGAATACTGTAAAAGTTCAACTGAATTAAAATAATATAAATCATTTAAAAATAACTGATATTTAATACTGAACATTCCTCCGGAAATTGAACTAGTATCAAATCTAAATATTTTTTCTATTCCAATAACTGAATCTGGAACTTGAATATAATTCGAAGTTTCATAAAAATTAAATGTTGTAGTTCCATATCCTGTTATATTAGATGTCCCTGTTGTTGTAACAATTCCAACACCATTCGTATTTTTTGCACTTCCTCTATCAATATCATTCTGACTTATTTTGTACTTTAAATACATTCTTTCAACACCATCAAAGTGGCGCTCATTGAAGTACTGAATGGCATCATCTACTAAGTCATCTATTTGGTCATCATCAATGTTAATCTCCAACACAGGGGCACCCAGACGCCTTAGGCAGTAATCTATAAGTCCTTGTCGAGTTGATGGTTTTGCCATTGTTCTATTTTTCTATTTTTTTAGAATTTTTTAATTCATCGTATTTATTTTGAATATTTAAATTTTCTGTTAATAAAATATTTTTTTGATCTTCAAAATCTTTT